AAGAGTTATTAAATGTAAAACTAAGAACCCCTACCTTTCCAGACACTGCAGTAATTAAAAAAACTTTTAGAGTTTTTAGACTATCAGATAGAGAGATAGTTAGAGATACCAATACACAGAATTTTGTATTACATTTTGTATCCCAAGAAGTATTTTATGATGTTTTATTACCTTTATTTGTAGCAAGAGAAGGTGTAATTTCCGATGTAGTAGGTGATCTATTTACAGACTTTATTGCAACTACACGTAACTTTGATATTTCAGAAGCTAATGCAGAAATAAAAGAGAACGAGCAATCCAGCGAATTAATAATCTTAAACGAAACATCTAATAAAATTAAATTTGTTTCCCCAGGTTGGTCACCGTTTAAATGTATTAATTGGTTAGCATCAAAATCTATCTCAAAAGACGGAACAGCAAAAAACTTTATATTTTTTGAATCTAATAAAAGTTTTTATTTTGGAACTATAGAAAATTTATTTAGACAATCATCAGAAAACAACAATTATATTGGACGTTATCGAATTGCAGCCTCTAACATAAGAGAGAACGAACAAGAGCAGGATATAAACCGTGAATTGTTTCTTGCTAAAGATGTCACAATGGTTGAAACAACTGATTTTATTAAAAATTATACCAACGGGTATTTAGCCAACAGACTGGTATATCTTGATGTATTAAATAAAGAGTATGAGTTAATAGATTATGATCATGTAACAGATTTTGAAAAACAATATCATACTTCTGGTAACGGCAAAAAAGCAACTCCTATTTTTGGTAAAGATACATTTAGAAATGCAGCAACTAGTATAAGTTTTTACCCTAAAAATCCAAAATTGTTTGATGGTGTTCCAGATAACATAAGTGAAAAAATGGGCGAGATTTACGGTAATCGTTTATCTAGTATGCTTGAATTAACCAACATAAAGATGAATATTACAATACCTGGTCGTACAGACATAGAAGCCGGTAGAATGTTATATTTTGAATACCCTGCCTTAGGTGCTAGAGAGCAAGGAGATACATCGGATGATATGCAAGACAAACAATATTCAGGGTATTATTTAATTACTGCTATTCATCATAAAGTTAATAAATTAGAGCACATGATGACATGTGAAATAGTAAAAGATTCTTTAGACATTGATAAAAATACTTCTAGTACATAATGCAAAAAATATTTAATAAAGACGGTTTTAACTGGTGGATTGGGGTCGTTGAAGACCGAATGGATCCAGAAAAACAAGGTAGGGTAAGGGTTAGAATCTTTGGCTATCATACCGATAGTAAGGAACTTTTACCTACTTATGATCTTCCCTGGGCAATACCTATCCAGCCAATTACATCGGCAGCAATATCTGGCATAGGATCCTCTCCACTTGGACCAGTAGAAGGTAGCTGGGTAATTGGTTTCTTCTTAGATGGTGAAGATTGTCAGCAGCCTGCTATATTTGGTACAATAGCCTCAAAGGCTGCCAAACAAGCGTTTGCACAAACAGAAGAGCCTGCATTAGTTACCAATAACAACGATGGTTTGTTAAGAGATGGTAATGGTAATGTTGTACTTGATGGTAGCGGTAATCCTGTTCAAGCAGGAACCCCTTCAGTTGAAGGTTGGGTACTCGGTCAAACATCAGAAAAATATGAGTCTGGCGGTAAAGGTCCTAGTACTATTAATGATTATAAAGGCGGGGCAGGGGGCGATTTAGGCGGTGCATCCTACGGTACATATCAACTTGCATCCTACTTACCTGCTAATATGACAAATGGCAGGTCTAGACCATCGGCTAAAAATTCCCCTGTAATGCAGTATATTGCTAATTCTAAATTTAAAGATAAGTTTGCCGGTCTTGAACCTGCAACTTCAGCTTTTGATGCAAAATGGAGAGAGATAGCATCGTCTAATTCTACTGCATTTAGTGAAGATCAACATAATTATATTAAACGTAAATATTATGATGTAGCTGTTGCTAATTTACAACGCAATGGATTAGATTTAACTAAATATGGCCCAGCTGTACAAGACTTAATTTGGTCGGGTGCAGTTCAATTTGGTCCTGCTAATGTTAGGGCTTTTGCAGAGACGTTGAGAGGTAAAAGTGAATTAACAGATAAAGATATAATTAATATAGTAGGGGAATGGAAAATAAACAACGTTGATACCTTGTTTAAATCTAGCTCACAATCTATTAAGGACGGCGTTAAAACTCGCTATAAATCAGAAAAGCAAGCATTACTGGCACTAATTAAATAATGGATACCTCTCTAATAACTACTACCATACAAGGGTCTTTACAGAACTCTTTATTTAATAAGCTTATTGCTTTAAATTTAAATATATCTGATTCTACTCTAAGAGCTATTGTTTCAAGGGTAGCAGAATTATCTGCACCTGCAATTGTACAACAAGTTGCTGGCTCGGCTAATTTTCAAATGAACGATATTCCTAAAAACTTAATAGGTAATATCAACCCAGTTAATATTATATCAGGTAATTTAAATTCTGCCGGGCTACAAAATAATCTAGGCGGGCTTATTCAATTTCAGCTTTCCTCACAAACTACTGATAAGGTAGTTTCTGCTTTAGAAGGTCAATTAAAATTAGCACTACCAAAAGATAAATTAGGTTTAATAAATTTTGCCGGTATTGCAGCATCTCTTACCCAATCCTTAACCCCTACTATTAATAGTGCTATTAGTACTGCACTTGGCGGGTTTACAGATTCCTTGTTCGGTAGAAATATAGATCCTAAAGCAACCATTAATAACATTACTTCGTTATTTTCAACCAAGAACCCAGTTGCTGCTCAAATAAGTGTAGATGAACAATTTGATAATTCTCTTGCCAATAAAGCTTTACTAGAGGCTAAAAACTTTGATATTAACTCTACAGAAAATAATGAAAAGTTAGCTGTATTAAAGACTGGGTTTACCGATCCAAATGCCAATTACCCTACAAAGGAATATGCAGGTGTTTCTGAAACTAATAAACTTGCACAGGGTGACCCTAAAGGCACTGTAGTTCAGGAAAAAAATAATAGTCGTATGCTGGGTGCTAAACTACCTAATGGTAATGCTTGGGATCAACCCGAATCAGCTTACCGCGGTGCATACCCCTATAACAAAGTCACGCAGACTGAATCTGGTCATATTATCGAGATAGATGATACCCCTGGAGCCGAAAGACTTCATATCTATCACCGTTCGGGTACGTTTATTGAAATAGATAATAACGGGTCAATGGTAAAGAGAGCAATAGGATCTTCTTACGAAATTATAGATCGTAATGGAAAAATTGCAATTGCCGGGCGCGCTGATATATCAGTCAATGGTGCTTGTAACATCTATGTTGGAAATGATGCAAATATTGAAGTAGACGGGGATACAAATATTACCTGTCATAACGACATTACTGCACAGGCCGGGGGTACATTTAACCTATCGGCTGTAGAAGAGTTTAATATTGCTAGCGGTAATGTAAATATTGAAGCTTACAATACTATGAATTATAAAGCAGCAACCTTAAATATGCATTCAAGCGATAATATGCATATGTTAAGTAACGCCGATATTAAGGTACAAGCAATTAATCTATACGATAAGTTATCTGGTTCTGTTTACATGCAGGCAGATGGTGATATTAATTCTAAAGCTGCAGGTGAAAATAGAGTAGAAGGCAGTTCTGTTTACTTTAATTCTGGTAAGGCTGAAGATTCAGCACCAAGTGTAATAGCCGATGGGGCAAACATTGGAGTTATCAGCGGTAGAAAAGATGTTCAGGATAACGATAAAGATGACCCGCTTGCTCTTTCTTTAGCTGATAATGTATCGTTATTATTAGAGGAAGAAACCTCTACCGAAGATGATGTTACAGCCCAGCATAATTTAGTTATTAGTCAAGGGTTTGCTTCTTCAGCTGACTTAAACGCTGCTGCTACCACCTTAGATAGTTCAAATATATCTTCTCAGCAAACTCAATTTGTTGAACCTAATATAGAACTTAAAAAAGCAACACAACTTCCTGGTAACTATAACTTATCTACAAATTTTACTGTAGAGATGTTATCAAATAAAGCTGCTGTTACTCGTGACTCGATTAGAGCACATAGTATATCATACGGTCAAATTGTATATAATCTTCAAGGTATTGCACTTAACGTTTTAGAGCCAGTTAAAAAGTTGTATCCAAATATGTTTGTATCATCTGCATTTAGAGACCCGGGTAATGCCTCGAATGCTAAAACCTCTCAACACCCATTAGGCCAAGGTGTGGATATTCAATTTAGAGGCGCAAATAAAAAAGACTACTATGAGATTGCACAAAAACTTGCCCGTGTATTAAAATACGATCAGTTAATTTTAGAATTTTGTAACTATACAAATAACCCATGGGTGCATGTATCTTATTCTGTAGATAGAAATAGAGCTCAAGTTCTCACATTTAATAATCATAAGAAACATTCGGATGGGTTATCCCAGTTAGCATAATGCCAGGAGTTGTAAGATTAGGGGATTTATCATCCGGGGTTGCAGAAGATCCTGCAAACCCATGGCCGGCTACTGCTTTAGTTAACGCCGGTCAAAGTTCAGTATACGCCGACGGTATTTTGGTTGGTGTAGTAGGGGGTAGTTTTGCAACTCATACTAAAGGCAGAACTACCCATTATGTAGATGTCCAAAGAAAAATCTCTAGCGGTAGCCCTAACGTTTTTGTCGAAAGTAAACCACTTGCAAGAGCAGGAGACTCTGTAGCTGACGGAGATCAATGTGTTGGTAGTTCTTCAGACGTCTTTGCCAACTAGTATAAATAATTAAATGGCAACAAGAAATACAAGATCATATTCAGATTTAAATCTGCTCTTTACTAAACACCCAGTTACTGCCGACGTAACTGCATTAACAGATGAAGATGCGGTTAAAGCCTCGCTTAGGAATTTAATTTCCACTAAGCATTATGAGCGTCCCTTTCATCCTGAAATTGGTTGTCAAATCTATTCTTTGTTATTTGAAAACTTTACCCCAGTTACGTTACAAATTATGAAGAAATCAGTATTTGATACTATTTCTAAATTTGAACCTAGAGCTACAGTATTAGATGTTAAAATACGTGAAAGGGTAGATCAAAATGATATCAGTGTTGATATTATTTTTAGACTTAATAATTCCGAGCGACCAATCACTGTCAATACGTATATAACAAGAGTAAGATAATGTCTAATTTAAGAATAGCCGAACTTGATTTTGATCAAATCAAGACTAATTTAAAAACCTATTTAAAAGCACAAGATACATTTACCGACTATGATTTTGAAGGATCAGGTCTTTCTACCCTCCTTGACGTTTTAGCATATAATACTCATTACAATGCCTATTTGGCTAATATGTTAATGAATGAAATGTTTTTGGATTCTGCTGTTAAAAGAGCATCTGCAGTTTCTGTAGCTAAACATTTAGGTTATACACCTACATCTGCAAGGGGATCAAAAGCTAATATATCCCTAGTAGTAAATAGCCCCACCGGCCTACCTGCTAGTTTAACACTAAATCGATACACGCCTTTTACCAGTTCTATTAATGGAACATCGTATACATTCTTAAATAACGAAGCAAAAACTACCGGGCGAGTTGGTACTACATATACTTTTTCTAATGTAGATGTAGTAGAAGGAGCACTGCAGTCTTATAGTTTTGCTGTATCAGATATAACACCTGATGCAAAATATATAATTCCTGCCAATAATGTAGACACAACAACTTTACAAGTTACTGTTCAAACCTCTGCAACCGATACTACTTTTGATATCTATACCCTTTCAACCGATATTACCGGTTTAGATGGTAATAGTATGGTATATTTTCTAGAACAAAACCCTCTTGGTAATTATCAAATATTTTTCGGTGATGGTGTTTTAGGTAAAAATCTTTCTGTAGGTAATTTAATTACCATTCAGTATTTA